GGTCCTGCACCTTTAGCTGATCTATTTCAATTCACTGCTAATATATTTTTCGATGCAGTAGCAAAAGGACAAAAGAAATTAGTATCCATTGACTGTCATGATTTGATGTGTAAGATCGCAGAGGTTGTTGTGGTAGGTGGTGTTAGGAGATCAGCTTTGATCTCACTAAGCAACCTCTCAGACGAGCGTATGCGCAATGCTAAGTCAGGTTCTTGGTGGGAACATAGTCAACACAGAGCATTATCAAATAACTCAGTAGCTTATACAGACTCAGCAGAAATGGGAGCTTTCATGCGTGAATGGTTATCTCTATACGAATCTAAAAGTGGGGAACGTGGTAT